AGATAGTGCGGTACGTGTGTGAATTGTGTGTGGTGTCCAAAAATAACATATTACAGTAAAGATATGTATCAGCAAGTTTTCAGTTTTGCCGATCCCATAACGGGTGACGTGACAGGCTTTGCCATGTCTAATTGGGCAATTTATTTCCTGATTGGTTTTGGCGCGCTTGTGGTCCTCGCCGGGGCGGTGCAGATAGTGCGGTACGTGTGTGAATTGTGTGTGGTGTTTTTCCATTGTTGTAGTTTGAGTGTTGTTGCATTGCGGAAGATCTGGGGTTTTACCATACCCCTGTATGCGCGGTACAAGGCGTGGCGGGCTCGCGTGCGAGTGTGCGAAAAGGAAGAGGAGAGTGAGAAGCTTATCGATCTACGACAGACAGACGGGGTGGTCCGCTATGAAAATGGCGTTACCTACCTGGATGCAGTGGTGGACGGAAGCCGGTATTACCTCCCGTTTGCCCAAGTAACTAAAGCACAAGAGCCAACCAAGCCCCTCGCGGAGCAGGAGAAGGCGACTCTCAGTTTGGTGTGCCCTATGACTTGTGAATCTTACAAGAGGTTTGCTCGTGGGAGCGCATCATTCCTTGTGCGGCAAGCCGGTGCAGATCGACTAGTGGGACAAGCGTGTCTCATCTTGGTCCCTGGAAGCGTGCAGCGTCGGGTTCTGATAACCACGGCACATGAGTGGAAACTGCTGGCAGCAGCCTTCGAGATGGAGGCGACCAGCGTAGTACTTCGTGGACCGGGTGGCCTAGCGGCCGTGTTGGACCGAGCTACTGTGAAAGTGGCCTCGATGGATGGTGATGGTGACGGGAAAGGTTTCGACCTAGTAGCGCTGCGATTACCAATGACAGTTTATTCTACGGTAGGGTTGAGTGCCTATACTGTGGCTAGGATGCGTATGAGTATGTCACCGCTCCTCTACTACGTGGAGGCAGGCGGAGCTTGCAAGTCGTGCCCCAGCACTGTGTGGAGACGCAGCGAGATCGGCAAGAGATTACACAATGCCAGCACGCTCCCTGGTTCATCTGGAGCAGCCCTATTAATGCCAGGCGGAAAAATTGTGGGCATGCACGTAGGAGCGACGGAGTTGGACCAGCTTAATGAAGCAGTCGACTTGACAGTGTTGTTCCCGCCTGTGCCTGCGCAGGAGTCTGAATACCCTCGCGGAGATGAGGTGCAATTAGACCCGGAGGCGGACGTTACACGACCAAAGAAATATTTCTCAGATGTGTTGTCACCGATGACATATTTTGAGGATGTGCAAGGGAGGATAGGAATAACCTCCAGAGCGTCGTTCGTCTCATCTAGGGGCGTCAACTGGGCGGATGTTGTTGATAGTGATGACGAGGACGATTGGAGTCTAGAACAATATGACTTCAACTCGAAGGAAGCTTGGGCAGCTCGTAATGCGCACGATGAGGATGTGGCTGCTGCATTGGCTGGCGGAGACTTAAGACATGATGTGGATTTGATTGCCGAAGGCCAAAGCGTTGTCCAGGAGTCTGGCGTAACAGCTGAACAACTGGCTTCTGCCTGCTCGACTGATTTGAGCAGTAGGCAGAAAAAGCGTAAAGGCAAGAAGGCCAAGCCGCAAGTCGAAGCCCCTGCCCCAGTGCATGTGGTTATACAGGCCAACAAGAGTGGAGCCAGAGATGAGCTGCTGCAGATGCTGGACGAGGCCTTCGAGGCTGGAGACATGGCGCAAGCCAAAAAGATCTCTGACCTGTTGACCAAGTGCAACAAGATGGAGCGGACTAAGAGGAAAGGAAGTAGCGTGTTGGTCAAGCATCTGGTAGTCCCCGAAAGTCAGGATTTTCAGCAGAACTCTCAAGCTCAGTCTCAGGCTTAGAGAGTTCTTACATCATTGAGCCAAAACCTGCCTCGCACGGAGCGGTGGTAGAGATCGGTATGGCCATGGGGATGATTGCTGGTGGCATCAGTCCCCCCTCAAAGATAGAATGGCCGGAGGAGGTTAAGAAGGAGTTGAGTGAAGAGGAAAGGCCGGAGTTGTGGATGCCCCCATCAGGGCCCGCAGCGGAGTTGGAGACGTTTTCTACTCAGTCGGAGCGGGCTAAGCCTACGTCGTTGGACGTGGCTAAGCTGGCCCAGGCTGTGGAGGATGTAGCCGCTCTCTATCCAACCTCACACTTCATTAACCCCTTGGATGATAGATTGTACGACACTGTGGTCGCTGAGTTGAAAACGGATTCAGTTAGTGGTTACCCCTACATGCTCTACTCGCAGAAGATTGAAGGCATTTTGGCCCATCCGGTCTATGCCAAAGCTCTGAAGGTTAGTGTGCAGGCGCGTATGGCCGCTCTGATGAGCTTAGACCCGCAGAAGTTACGAAGCACTTTGTGCCACGACCCTGCAGCTGTTTTGAAGTACGGCTGGGCAGACCCATTGCGTGTGATCATCAAGAAAGACCCACTTCCGCGCAAGAAAATCGATGAGAAGCGTTGGCGGTTTATTCTGGCAGCCTCTTTGGCTGATCAATTGGTTGAACGGCTGTTGTACTCGCAGCAAAACAAACGTGAGATCGCTTTGTGGCGAAGTGTCCCCTCGAAACCAGGAATGGGAGCGGAGGATTGCGACGCCGCAGCGGTACGGATGTACGCTGAAGTTTACGGCTTGAATACCATGAGTGATGCCTCAGGTTGGGATCAGACGGTGCCGCTGCAAATGTTGTTCGCGGAAGCAGAGCGCAGAATTCTACTGTGCCCCGAGGCAAGCGATGGATGGAAGACCGCGGTCAGGAACGTCATGGCGTTGAGCGCTTATAAGGCAGTTATGCTGTCTGATGGGCGTCTCTTCACTCGTGTTGTCCCAGGTGCCATGGCTTCTGGTAGGTACTGCACTTCGTCATCTAACAGTGCTATGCGTGTCCTTTGTGATGCGTATGCCAGGAAGGGACGAGTCGACAGGCCGATCAGTATGGCCATGGGCGATGACTGCGTGTCCGCCGTCTCCTCTCCGGAGATGTATGCCAAAGTTTTTGTTGAGGAGTTGCACATAGCTCTACGAGATGTGGATGTGTTCGACAGTGGGCAGGATTTTGAGTTTTGTTCTCACCTGTACACAGCAGCTGGCCCCGTTCATTTGAACCCAGCAAAAGCAATTGCTAGGGTAGTCGCGCTGGGCGCTGGAACAGAGGAGGCCGTTCTCTCGCGGCGTGTGAGTCTTGAGCATGAGTTCCGTCATGTAGAGGGCGCAGATCGTTACCTGCGCGCCCTCGCGTGCGTGAACCGTGCTTGAGTGTACGAATGGGCCAAAGTAGGCTGGCCCAAAATAGGAAAAGTATAACTTTTCAATGTCTACTCCAAGGTTGGATTCGCTTCAGCAGTTGAAGGACGTGAAGGCGCTGTCTAAGGATGGTCTGAACTGGCTAACGCTGGCGTTGGACCCTTTTCATGACGTTGCCCGCATGCCTGCCGGATACCCTGATGCGGATTCTTCTCAAACTATTGTGGCGTGTTACAAGTACCGTTACCAATTAGCCAAACCCAGCTCTGTCACAACTGGCACTTGGGATGCACACGTGTGTCTCAGGCCCGTGTCTGTGGCTCAGCAGTGCCTGATGGGCACTCTCGATACGCAGGGTGATTTTGTGCAGGGGACGCCAGTTTCCGAAACTGCGCCTCTTACCATTTACGCCGCTGCTACCGGGAGCGCTCTTTACCCGACGTCTACCGACGTCCCGGTGCTCAACTCAGGCCTACCTGGTGTGGGGGTCGATGACCTCTGCACTGGGATGACCAGGATTGTAGGGCTAGGCTTCGAGGTCGAAAACACAACAGCTGAGATTTATAAGCAGGGCACGTGTACCGCATACCGAATGCCCACTTCCCTTGGGACTTTTTCTAATACCGTGTACAACGCGGCAAAAACCTTCGTCACCCATTTTGATGGCGAAGCTTTCATTTCACCACCTTCCTCGGCTGATGATGCAATGCTGTTGAAGGGCAGTCTTACTTGGAAGGCGGCTGAGGGCGCCTATGTGGTCGGCTCGCAGAGTACGGTTGTTAACCCACTCTCGATGCTGACCCGACATGGGTGGCTCTCGGCCTCTGCCATGAACCCGTCTGTCGCTGAGCTAGGGGAGTACTCGACGTCCGTGACCAATACGGCGCCGACTCCGAGCATAGTGACTCCGCAGTTGCAAAAGACTACTCCATACAATACAGCAGGCATTTTCTTGACAGGCCTGTCCCTGGAGTCTACGTTTACCATAACGTTGAAGGTGTACGTTGAGCGTGCACCCACCCAGCATGAACCCGACTTGTGCGTTTTGGCTTCACCGTCTGCGTCTTATGACGTCATGGCGTTGGAGCTGTACGCTAAGGCTTTGCAGAGCCTTCCCGTGGCCGTGCCGGTGCGCTTCAACAAGGCTGGTGACTGGTGGAAGAACGTGCTACGTGCCGTCTCCACAGTTGCCATGCCCTTTGCTAAGGCGCTCCTCCCATGGCTGCCTGGTGGCACTCTTATAGGTGCTACAGTCAAAGCCGGTGCAGATACTGCTTTGCGACTCTCCGACTCATCTAAGAAGAAGCGTAGAGAGCGGAAGAAAGAAAAGGCTAAGGAAGTTCCTAATCCACAAAAGAAGAAGGAATCAGCATAGGATGCCATGCAGGTCAGCTATGACCTAAAACAATAGCCGGTGCGCTTACTGGTTAAGCACAATAAACAGATTAGTTCAAATTAGAATACCTGGCTCTTACCCAGGAGATCCGACG